TAGAAATGTTCCTGCACGGAGACGGCTTGTTGCAGGAAATGTATCGCCCCGCCGCGAGTCAGGCTGCTTAATGTGGGGAACGATCTAATAGTTTGGCGGAAGAATTATATCCGTTGGTGGAAGCCACCGAAGCCCCAGAACAAAAGGACAATTTGTGAAGTGCTCCGAGAGCTTGCCAGAGATGCGCAGGTGCGTGGGGACGTGGTTGCCATGCAGAAAATAGATGAGGCTCACGATATGGCGAAGCGAATGCAGTACAAACTGCACTACTACAACAAAAATGAAATATATTCCTCCATTGTTGATGTGGATGGTGTGACCGGGGAACGGAAACAGAAACACACAAAGAAATAATGCGATCAATCTGGATTGGTTTCGACGCCCGCGAATATTCGGCTTATGCGGTCTGCAAGGGTTCAATCGACAGTTCTCAGGTAGCTGCCTTTCATGTTCCAGTAAGGCCAATCATTCTCGATGAAATGAGGGATCGCGGTCTTTATTGGCGCAAGACCGAATGGAGGTTGGGGAAGGGCGACAATAGGATTCTGTGGGACACGATCAGTGGCGCTCCGATGTCCACTGAGTTCGCGATTTCCCGCTTCCTGACACCGCATTTGGCCTCCTCTGGCTGGGCGTTGTTCATGGATTGCGACATGATGGGGCGGTCCAGCTTTAGGCGGCTCTTTGATCTTCTTGAGAAGGAATATGACCAATACGCGGTGGCGTGCGTGAAGCACGACTACACGCCCAAGGACGGCGTGAAGATGGATGGCCAGGTCCAAACCGTCTATTCGCGTAAGAACTGGTCATCCTTCATGGCATTCAACTGCAATCATCCGGCGAACAAAGATCTGACGATAGAGATGGTGAACACGCTGCCGGGGCGTGATCTGCATCGTTTCTGCTGGCTCAGGGATGACGAGATAGGGGCACTTGATCCCGGCTGGAATTGGTTGGTTGGGGAGCAACCAGAGCCGTTTCCGCTGCACAATGTTCATTGGACCCAAGGCGGCCCTTGGTTTCCCGGCTATGAGGATGCTCCCTATGCTGAACAATGGCGCCGCGAGTTATACCGATCGGCTTACTAACATTGCGGCCAATATCGAGTCTAATAAGAACAGGCTTTGGCCGGCGACAGTAAGTGTTAGCGACCCAATTCAGATTGTTTGCTTTGGTCCCTCATTGCGGCGCACCTGGGAACTGATTGATCTTACTTATCCCATTGTAACCGTTTCCGGTGCGCATGATTTCCTGAGAGGAAAGGGGATTACCCCGACACATCATGTGGAATTTGATTGGAGACCTCACAAGGCGCGTCACGTCAACGATCCTGGGGATACTCTATTTTGGCTGGCGTCCTGCGTCTCCCCAGACCTTGTTGCAAAAGTGCGCAATCCGTCGCTCTGGCACGCAGAGCAATCACTGGAGGAAATCAAATTTATCCGCCAGCGAGAAACGGCGGCTTGGTTTGTCCCCGGAGGATCGAGCGCGGGTCTCAGGGCTTTAGAGCTGTTCATCGCCACGGGGTTTCGGAATTTTGAAATCTTCGGGATGGACTCATCCTTTGATGACAAATTCGGGGGCTGGGCTGGGCAGCATCATGGGCCGCGCAGGGCGGATGTTATCGAACTGCCTTATGAGGGCAGGAAGTTTAGAACCTCGGTCCCATTTCTGATGTATGCGGACCAATTCCAGCACTGTAAGAGGATTCACGGTGATTGTATTTTCAACCTTCATGGCGATGGTTTGCTACAGGTCATGAACAACAAGGAGAAGTCTGCTTGACATTTCTCGACCCCACTGCCGCCATCGCGCACCAGGAAGCACAGGACAGGCTCCCGCAGGTTTATCCGCAACAATTCTATTACAAGTATCGCGAGAAAGACGGCAAGCAGGAACAGATAGAATGGGTTGATGTTGCCAAGCGGGGAATGATTACCCCGCAGGTCGTCCCCATGAGGTGGAAGGATGTGCAGCGCGACCAGTTGCTGCTTAGGGTTCTAAATCCGTTCTACGAAAATTGGAAGAAGGGTGAAACGGCACCCGTTACTGGTACGGCGCTTGAGTCGTGGATTGCAGACGCTGGTCTTGTGAAGGTTCTCAATCAAGTCGGCATCCGTTCGGTCGAGGACTTCGCGGCGACTGAAGAGCACCTGCTTATAAAGCTCAATATTCCCAATATTCGCGAGAAGGTTAAAAGGGCTAAGGCATTTCTCGAAGCTCAAACCAGCACCGCGAAAGTATCCGCAGAGATTTCCAAGGTCAGGGAGGAGAACGAATCCCTCCGCAGGGAAGTTGCGGAACTCAAATCCCTGATCGAGCAGCACGCAATTAAAAAAGACGACGATGCGGTCAAGCGCAGGCCGGGTAGGCCGCGCAAGGTGGCTCAAGAAGAAGCCATCCAATAGGAGGCCATCATTTCTTTCCTTACCATTATTCAGGACGCCGCAAAGCGTCTTGGCCTGAACAGCCCTGCTACTGCCTTTACGTCTAGCGACCAGAACATAATTCAGCTTGTCGCGGTGGCGCAGGAGGAGGGCAAGTCACTGATGCGCAAGCATCCGTGGCAGGTTTTAACCACTGAAAAGACCTTTACTTCGACGGCCGCTGCGGCGCAGACCGGTGCCATCCCGACTGATTTTGATCGCTTTGTGGATGAGAGTTTTTTCAATCGCACACAGCGGCGGGCAGTATATGGGCCTATTTCCCCACAGGATTGGCAGCAGGTTCAGGCGACCGTCACCAATGCCATAGTGCCTGAGTATTACCGGCAGCGCGGCAACTCCATCCTTATCACGCCGACCCCGAACGGCACCGATACCTATGCTTATGAGTATATCAGCCGTAATTGGTGCGAGAGTTCTGGTGGCACCGACCAGGCGGCATGGGCTTCCGACACTGATACCGGAATCCTCGATGAAGAGTTGATGACGCTTGGGGTCGAATGGAGATTTCTCAAGGCCAAGGGCTTCGATTATGCGGAGGCGTTCCGCTCTTATGATCTTGCCGTAGCAGACAAGTTTGGGAGGGACGGCGGCAAACGCCGCCTCAACTTCGGTAGGCGCTCCAATCCAAGGGCGGCCCGCTTCCCGATTGTCCCAGAAGGCTCGTGGTCGCTCTAAATGCTTCAGGCCATCCGGTCAAATCCGGCTCGTCAACGCAAAGCGCAGGGTAAAAGCGGTCCGCCTCCTGTTGAGGGGTGGGATGCTATTTCACCACTCGCCAGCATGAAGCCAGAGCGGGCTGTCAAATTGGAGAACTGGTTTCCGCAACCGGGCTATGTAGAGATCAGGAGAGGATATGCCTCTCATGCGACGGGCATGGGGTCAACCACTCCGGTCCAGAGCATTCTGGTATATAATGCGCTCAATTCCTCGAACGATAAGATGTTCGGGGTTGCCGGCACCAAGATATGGGACTGCACTTCTGCTGGGGCTGCCACCGATACAACCAAGGCTGTAACAACCGCTCGCTGGAATGCCATCAACTATACGACCTCGGCCGGCACAGCCTATCTTTGGGCGGTCAACATTGATGCGGGAGATAAGCCGTATCAATACGACTCGTCCGGTGGTTGGGCGCAGCCCGCCATAACTGGCGTTACCGATACCGATATTTGCAATGTCAACGTATTCAAAAAATACATTTGGGTTTGCCTCAAGAACTCGATGGACGTGGCCTATCTGCCGCTGGACTCGATTTCTGGCGCTGCCACTAAGTTTCCACTCGGCTCTGTCATGGGGAAGGGCGGCAGGGTTGTCGCTATGGCGACGTGGACCCGCGACGGTGGTAGCGGCGCCGATGATCTTGCCGTCTTTATCTCATCCAAGGGCCAGGTCGCGGTTTACAACGGGACAAATCCTGCCGTGGACTTCGGTCTGGTCGGTGTCTATGAAATTCCGCCACCGATTGGTGCTCGTTGTTTCACTCGCGTTGCCGGTGACATTGCTGTTGTTACGCTTGGCGGCGTTCTTCCTCTTTCCAAGGCGCTCACGCAGGACACGGCGGCGGAAGCAGGGATAGCACTTACCCTCCGCATCAACAATGCCATCAATGCCTATGCGCAGTTGCACAAGTCAAAGTTTGGATGGGAACTAACTCCATATCCACTTGGTACGGCCGCGATCCTTAATATTCCGACAGCGGAGAACAGCACGGCAATTCAGGCCGTGATGAACACGCTGACGGGAGCCTGGTGCAAGTTCACCGGCTGGAATGTGAATACCTTCGCTGTATTTCAGGACAACCTTTATGGCGGGTCCAACGTAGGCGTCATCAACAAGATGTGGACCGGAGCCAAGGACGGTTCCACACCTATTACGGCGACGGGGCAGACTGCATATAATTATTTCGGGCAGCCGGGTTATCAGAAGCGGTTCACTGCGGTTCAGACGCTTATCACGACCAGTCAAGAAACCAACCCGGCGCATGGCATCAGCACTGACTTCAAGGACAACGCCGTTCTCGGAACGCCCTCTGCCGTTACTACATCGGATGCGATTTACGATACTGCACTTTATGACACTGACGTTTACGCCGCAGAATCGCGCTCTGATGCGGATTGGCACTCGGTATTCGGGATAGGACAGTGCGCCTCTCTGCATTTCAAGCAGACCACAAATGCGACAAATGCCGTTACCGTTCAGATGAACGGCTTCAATATCACCTACGAGCTCGGCGCTTTCTTCTAAATGTTGGACAAGATTTCCGTAATATATGGGGGAAGCCTTCCAGCATCTAACCTGACATTGGTAAGCACGACTGCGGCCGGCACCTCAGACTATATAGCCTTCCAGACTGGTTCGCAGACGGAGCGCCTGCGGATTTCTACGGCCGGTGTCATTACGGTAACTGGGTCGCTGAGCACCAGCAGTGATTTTGCGGTCAACACTAATAAGTTCACCGTTGCCGCTGCAACCGGAAATACCGCTGTCGCTGGGACTTTGGGCGTCACTGGCGATTTTGCAGTCAATACAAATAAGTTTACGGTAACTGCATCAAGCGGCAATACTGCGGTAGCTGGGACGCTGAATGTTACGGGTGCCGCTACGCTGGCTTCCGTTACTGGTGCCGCTATTGCAACGCAATCGGATCAGGAGACATCCACCTCCACCACGACAATCGTATCACCGGGGCGACAGCAGTTTCATCCCAGCGCGGCCAAGGCATGGGTCAAGTGGGGCGTCACGACCTCGATAGATGCATCCTACAATGTGTCGTCCATCACGGATAATGCGACGGGTGATTGGACCGTCAATATCGGGACTGACTTTTCTTCCGCCAACTATGCGGCCGTTTCCAATATTGAGTTCGGCGGGACTGCATTTTCCAGCCATATTCAGGCTTCGGGGCAGGCGGCTGGAACGCTTCGGATTGAAGCCTACAACACAAATTCCGGCGCCCTAGCCGATCCGACCAAGAACCATGTCATCTGTTTTGGCGATCAATGAGGCTGGTCTTTCCCCAGACGAGTGAAGAAACAGCGAGAATTGCTGAGTGGGTTGGAAATCGTCTGGGAGTAATCATTTCTCCGCCCTATGTCGCGATAGGCATGACGGACGATGACCGGCTCTACTGCGGCGGTGTCATCTTCAATAGCTGGAACGGCGCCAATATCGAGATAACGGTTGCGATGGATCGCGGCCCCACGCGGGGCGTTATTCGCGCATTGCAGCACTATGTTTTTGTTCAATCGAAGGCAACCAGAGTCACGGCACACACAAAGCGGTCCAACAAGAAGGTCCGCAAGTTACTACCGAGGCTCGGCTTCAAATATGAATTTACGAGAGAGCGGTATTACGGCCCGTCACGGGCAGACGATGCTTTTGCATTCGTTCTCTTTCCCGAGAATGTGAGAAAATTCTAATGGTTGATACACCATCACCGCCCCCCGCTCCAAATCCGGCGCAGACAGCCGCCGCGCAGACGGGCTCGAACGTCAATACCGCGCTGGCGCAGACAGCTCTTAATAATGTCAATCAGGTAACGCCATACGGGTCACTGACATACTCGCAGGCCCCAGGTTCTACCACGGTTAATACCGGGGTTAATGGCAGGGGCGGGCAAGATATAAACGTGCCGCAGTGGACGGCAACCCAGACGTTAAGTCCTAGCGAGCAGAACCTTTTCAATCTCGGTCAACAGACCAAGGGCAATGTTGCGCAGATTGGCGTGGATCAATCTCAGCGCATCGGACAACTTCTCGGAACCCCCGTTGACCTGTCTCCCGGCGCCGTTGACCAGCATCTGACGCAGCTGGGCCTCGCGCGCCTTGAGCCGCAGTTGCAGCGAGATTGGCAGAACAGAGAAACCCAACTAATGAACCGGGGCATTATGCCTGGTTCCGAAGCCTACGCCCGCGAGCAAGAGGCGTTCAACCAATCGAAGAACGACGCCTATAATCAGCTGATCCTGGGCGGATATGGTCAGGGGCAGCAGAGCATTCTTGCGCAGCGCAACCAACCTATCAACGAAATCACGGCACTGCTCTCGGGCAGCCAGGTTTCTCAGCCGAACTTCGTTAATTCACCGCAGACCAACGTGCAGCCGACCAACGTGGCGGGCATCTATAACGACGCCTACCAGAACCAACTAGCCGCATACAATACAGCGCAGAGCGGTCAGAACGCCATGATGGGCGGTCTGTTTGGACTTGGTAGCGCTGCGCTTATGGCGCCAATGACCGGAGGCACTTCGCTTGGCGGCTGGGGCATGAGCAGACTTTTGGGGCGCGCATAACATGGCCTCGATGAATCAATTCGACTCCAATGAAGATTATCGCAAGGCGATAGCCCGCCAACTGCTTATGCAGGGCGTCGATACGTCTCCCGTTAAGAGCTGGACTCAGGGCGCCGCGCGGCTCGCGCAAGCCCTTGTTGGCTCCATGTGGCAAAATCAGTTTCAGCAAGAGCGCAGCGATGCCGACAAATGGACCTCTGGGTTGGCCGGAGCCCTTATGCCGCCGACAGCGCAGACAGATTCGACCTCGCGTATTGGTGGAAACTCTGGCCCAACCGCATTCCCGCTTGCCCCACAGCCAATGTCGGGGACGGCCACTCCAATGTCTGGAGGCGGGCCAAGCGATGCTATGCTATCTCCAACGCTTGTAAATGCGGTCAAGAAGTTTGAGGGCTTTGCCCCAACTGGGCGTCCCGACTTCAAGCAAGTATCGAGCGGCTATGGCACTAAGGCTGGATTTGTCGGGGAGCCAATAGACCAGGCAACCGCCGATAAACGGCTCCAAGCCGAACTTGGTGGCGCAGCGCAGGCGGTTACTGCCTTCGTTCCCAATGCCCCGCAGCCAGTAAAGGATGCCCTCACTTCTCTCACCTATAATGCCGGTCCCGGATGGATGAAGGCTGGTCTTGGTCAATTAGCTCAATCGGGTGACTGGCAAGGTGTTGCTGATCGCTTGCAGCAATACAACAGGGCCGGAGGTCAGACGCTTCCTGGTTTGGTTAATCGCAGGGCTACTGAAGCCTCATGGATTACCGGACCACAGCAGACACAACCTGGGGGAACGGGCGTTATTGCGGCGCAGCCGGCACAGATCGCAGCCGGCAATTCTCCAATTCCCTCAGCCATTACAGAGGGAATGAAAAGTCCAAACCCTGTAATTGCTGAACGGGCCAGGAAAATATATGACGCCCTTGTAACCAAACAACTCACGACGACGCCAGAATATACCAGACTTAACGACGAGCAGATTCTGGAAAAGCATAGCGGTCGTGTTTCTGGGGCTGGGGTGGGATATAGGCCGATAGTTGATCCGAAAGAGCGGGCGCAGTACGGCATCCCACCGGAAGATAAACGTCCGTATCAACTCGCCCCAGGCAACAAACTTGTTAATCCCCCGCCAGAACAGAAGATCAATATTGACCAGCGGGCGCAGGACAAGTTTGAAGCAACATATTCTGAGGGTATGGGCAAGAGGGCGCTTGATACCGTTGCGGCTGGCGAAAAGGCATCTGGCGATCTTCAGCGCATTCGATTGGCCAAGGAAATCTTTGGAGCAATGCAGTCTGGCAAGCTGACGCCAGCGGCTGGAACAATCGGCGCATGGGCCAAGTCTGTCGGTTATGATCCGCAGAAGCTCGGGATTGATCCATCGCTTCCGGCAAAGGTTGAATCTGTCAACGCCCTCGCCAATCGTGAATTGGTCGAATCGCTTGGTCCTGGTGGATTCCCGTCGCAGAACTTCTCGGACACCGACCGATCATTCATGGAGAAGTTGCAGGCGCGGCCGTCAGATCAGCCCGAGTCGGCGATGCTCAAACTCGAAATGGCAGAGCGCGTGAAAAAGCTGCAAGTAGAGCACGCCAGAGAGTGGATGAAGGCCAGAAAGAGTAAAACCTCGTATGAGGACTTCCAGTCAGAATGGAATGATAAACTCGCCACCCGCAATATATTCAGCGGCCTTTCTGAAAAGCTGGCTGCAATACCCAGCAGCCAGCCATCCGCCCCCAATGTTGATGACCTTCTGAAGAAGTACGGCAGCAAGTAATGGCCACGATTGAAGAACTCTCCACGGCATTGGTAAATGCCGATAAGGCTGGGGATGTCGAGGCGGCGCGTACATTGGCTGCTGAAATTCAGAGAATGAAGTCAGCCGCCCCGCAGCAGCAACCGGCTCACACTCCATACAACAGCCAGTTCTTTCCGATAGCCAAGGACGCGCAGGGAAATTACAGCCTTGCCGTTCCTGGCTTTGTAAAGGACATTGCGACTATACCGGAGAGGGCTTCTCGCGAAAGCGAGAGCCTGCGGCTGGGTGGTTTCTCCTCCGATGAGCCGAGCTATAATGCCGGACCAGCACTTGAGGCAGCGACATTGGCAAACCCGGGGCTTCGCTTTGGGCGATCAATGGGTACGGCCCCTGAACTGCGGGCTGCTGCTAAAAATCAATACGAGTCGGCGCCAGTCAGTGAGCTTAGGATTAACCCACAGGGGCCGTCCGAACTTGCAAAGCTTTTGATTGCTGAGGCTGAAAAGAAGGGATTGCGTCCCTATCAGAAAACGCAGGGAGCCGGTGAGGTCTATGGCGCGGCCGGCGAACTCGCTGGCGTTCCCAGCGCAACGTCTGTCCCAAAAGGCACTACGATATTCCAACCGGAAATATCTGGCCCCGGCTATCAAATGGGCAGGGATATTTTCCAGCCAGCACCAGCTACTGTCCAAGACATAGCTGGTGTTAGAACATCTCTGGGGTCCACGGTTAAAGCCGGCACCGATCCGTTAACTGGCGATCTTAGCCCAGTCGCTGGTCGCGCCCAGCAGATGCGCGGCGGCATCACCGACTATCTCAATAACATTCCGCAAGAGGATGTTGTTTCCGGCAATTCAAAACTCGCCGCTGAAATTCTTAGAAACGCTGGTGCTGACTATGCCGCATCGAAGAAGATCGGCATTCTGGATGCGCTTATGCGCCGCGCGGAAATAACTAGGGGCGCCACCAACTCTGGCAAAAACCTGAACACCGAACGCCAACAAGTTAAGAGTTTCATTCTCAACCAAAAGAATGCTCGCGGCCTGACGGATGAGCAAATGGCGGCGGCCGAAACTGCCGCCGTTGGCACCGTGCCGGGGAACATCGCGAGAACGCTCGCAAACAAATGGGACCAATCTGGCGGATTAAGCGCCCAGAACATGATATCTCATGGCGGGGCTGGTAGCGCAGCAGCCTATGCCTCGAATAAAATGCTCGGTACAGACATTGACCCAGTTCTCGTCGGAATCGTAACAGCCCTAGCGGCCAAGGGTGCCGGCAAGGTGGCGAGAGGCGTGGCCAATGCCTCGGAACAGCGAGCGCTGGATAAATTCAGGCAAAGCATTCTTGAAGAATCCCCATCGGCCCGTCGCTCAATGGCGTGGGATAAGGTGCAGGCCAAGAAGGAGGCACTAGTTAAAGCCCTTCTTTTTGGTGGCTTGGCGCAACAATAGAATATCGACAATCGCAAATAGAACAAGCGCGAGCCAAATCGCGCCAATTATTCCAAAGAATATCTCTAACTCATTCATGGATTTATAAATGGCCCGCAACGGCTCCGGCACCTATTCCAAGGTTAACACATTCGTCGCAGGAAATACAATAACTGCGGCTGGCCATAACGACAACTGGGACGATCTCGTTACAGAGCTGACCAACAGCGTTGCCGCTGACGGTCAGACAAGCATGACGGGTGCGTTGAAGCTATCAAATGGCACCGCTGGTTCCCCCGCAGCTACTTTCGCCTCGGATACCAATACCGGTCTCTACCGCATTGGCGCAGACAACCTCGGCTTTGCGCTCGGCGGCACCAAGTACGGCGATTGGACGACAACCGGCCTGACGATTACCGGAACTCTCACGGCCTCCGGGGCGGTTACGTCAACAGGCGCCTTTGTTGCATCCTCAACCGGTGCCGTAACTGGAAACTTCAGCGTCAATACCAACAAGTTTGCTGTGGTCGCCGCCTCTGGCAATACCACTGTTGCCGGAACCCTGGGTGTCACGGGGGCAGTTACCAATTCCAGCACAACTGAAATGACCGGCAACGTCACGGTCAACACCAACAAGTTCACCGTTGCGGCCGCAACCGGCAATACGGTTGTCGCCGGCACTCTTGATGTTACCGGATTGGCAACTCTTTCTGGTGGTGTGGCTGGTCTTATTGCTGCGCAGAGCGATCAGGAAACGGCAACGTCCACCACGCTCGCCGTCTCTCCCGGTCGCCAGCAATTTCATCCCAGTGCAGCTAAATTCTGGTCATTCATTACCGTTTCTGGCGGCACCCCTACACAACAAACCAGTTTCAACATGACCAGCATCACCGATAGCGGTGCCGGTCTTTATGACTTAACAATAGCCACTGATTTCAGCACGGCAAACTGGGCTGGCGTAGGCTCTGGTTCCGATGAGTCAACATATAACGATGTTCTTGGCATCACCTCAAAGGCTGCCGGAACCGCCCGCGCGACAACAAGAAACTCGGTGAGTGGCGCATTGGCCGATGCCGGCTCGCTGGCTGTCATCGGTTTTGGCGACCAAGCCTAAGTGAATCAGAAGCGTATTGTTTACACCCGTCACGATGGCGGGGTGTCGATCTGTTACCCGACCGACTGGATTATCTCTGTCATGGGCTGTGGCGGTCTATGGGATCATTTACCGCCCGGTGTGATGGACAGGCAAATTGCCAGCATGGTCGATCGCGGCGTCAATGAAGATGCCGCGCATCGTTATGCCCGCGCGGTCATGTTCGGCGGCTGCACGACAGCGGAGGCCCTAGAGATTATCCGAGACCGTGACTGCGGCCATCTGGGCACTGCGCATGAGTTGTGGGATATGGAGGATGTCCCGCGAGACCGATGGTTTCGTGATGCGTGGTATCGCTCGCACAATGGCGGCCCAATCTCAGTCAGCCTCAAGCTGGCAAAACCGATTCAGATTCGCAAAATCTCGTTTGCCATAAAAGAAGAAAACGAAAGGCGGCAAGCGGAGTTGCTCGCCCCGATCGAAATCGACACCGACAAACTGCGCCATCGCGTTATGTCGGCCCGCGACGAACAAGAACTGCGTTCAATTTGGATAGATTAGATGGAACCAGTTTCAATCAGGACCAAAAACCCCGGCGCAATGTGGCCGGGTCCGGTCGCCACTAAGTTCGGGTCAACGGAGTGGATACCCTGCGGCGGGAATAACAAGTGCGCCGTATTCTCCACATTCGAGCAAGGCGCAGCAGCGCAGTTCTATCTCTGGGCGACGAAATATACCCAGATGACGCTTGCGGACGCTATCCATAAATGGTCCGGCCATAACTCCAGTCCCGAGTATGCCGCCTTCATGGCCAAGCGGATTCCGTCCCTCACGATGGATACCGTGATGACGGTGGCATTTCTCAAGAGCGAGAACGGCTGGCGCTTTATGAAAGCGCAGTCTCAGTGGGAGGCCGGCAAGCCATACCCCATGACCGACGACCAATGGCGTCGTGGGCAGGAGATTGCGTTCGGAAGAGCGGCGATCCCACCGCCACCGGACATCGAGCCAATTCCAGAACCAGTGCCAACAAAGAGCATCTGGCAGGCCCTTATCGAGTTCATCATCTCACTTTTCAGGAGGAAATAATGTCATCCCTCGTAGCAGCAGTTGTATCGTGGTGGGTTTTCGTTCTCGCCTTCGTTCTTGGCCACTTCTTCGGTCAATACGTCATCGACCTTGGCAAGAAGTTTGCCGATCTGGCTTGGCAGTTTGTCAAGCACGCCGTTGTTGACCTGTACCAGACCATCAAGAACAAAATCTAATGGGCATCCTCGACCTGTTCGGGGTTGGCGACGTTGCCAAGCTCGTCAATAAAATCCTCGACTACTTCCCTGATGCGGCGCAACGAGCGGAAGCGCAGAAGCACCTTGAGGATTTGGTCGCTGCGGCACAGGCGCAGCAGGTCGAGGTTAACAAGATAGAATCTGCGTCAAATTCTCTTTTCCTCGCCGGCTGGCGCCCTTTTGTAGCGTGGAACTGCGGCGTGCTGTTCTGCCTGAATATGTGGCTGCCGCTGTTCGGCCTGCACGCGACGTTCGACACCGCGACGGCAAACAACACGCTCTATCTATTGCTTGGCCTGGGCACATGGCGAACCGCTGACAAACTGGGCGGCGTGGCCACCGAAGCAATCAAGAAGATACTCAGAAAATGAGC